GCTTATGAAGAAGTGGGTAAGCACGGCGTCGTATTGATGGAAGAAAGCGAGTCAGAAGATACATACGTGGATGTAGTTAACGGAGCGCAGATAGATTGTGGGCTTACATCACCTCATTTTGTTACTAACGCAGAAAAGCATGTGTGTGAACTAGATAATCCATATATTCTAGCTGTTTCCTCTGAAATACCTAACATTCGTAAAATACAAGGAGTATTAGAACATGTTATTAAGCAAGGCAGGGCTTTACTTATAGTAGCGCCAGTAGCACAATCTGTTAAGTCTGCTTTACTTATGAACAAAGTTAAAGGTAATATTAAGGTTAATATAGTTGATCCACCTGGTTTTGGTCCTACTAAAAAAGACGCTATAGAGGATTTGGCTATACTAACTGGCTGTACTGTTATAAATGAAGAACTAGGTGACGATCTAGACTTAATAACGCCAGAGCATTTAGGTGAAGTTGAGTTTGCTGTTACTGACGACAAGAGTACTACTATAACTATGGATTGTACTACTAATGAAGTGTTGCAACGTATAGTAGAAGTTAAAAACAAAATAGCAGAAGAGAAAAATGGTTTCATTAAAAAGAAACTAGAAGATAGGTTGGCTACTCTT